CAAGCATCAGAAAATGATATAGATGTTTTAAACCCTTTCGATATGCGTAAATCTTTTAATGTTAAATATTTTTTAAGGTTGCTTACTTTAGTAACTCCAAAACAATTTGCTGGTAGTCTTGATTTTTTAGTTGTAAGATATCTGTTTAACGACGCTAACATTTTAATCAGTCCTTTCTAATCCAATAGTGAATTTGTAGCCTATCTCCTGCTTTAATCTCTCCATATCGAATGTACGGGTAATTGTCCATGTTCAGCTCTTTAATACCCTGTTTAAATTCATCATGACCGCGCTCATCATATGTATTTTTTAACATGTATTTATCTGTTATTTCGTCAAGGATATCACCGCGTTGGACTATGTAAGTTTCGGTTTTAAGTTCGTAATTTTTACTGTCATCGGCAGGGATTGTATTAAAGCCAGCAAGTGTAAGTATAATCGCTAGTCCTAAGATGATATATAGTACAGTTTTTAAAAGTGACATTATTTGGTTTGCGTGCTGTTTGTTTGATTCATATACTAGAACTTCATCATAAATTTCATGGAATATATCTGGTTCATATGAGTAGATTTCTCCACTTATTTCTCGAACGATGTAATCGCCTTCAGCAAATTCAATTTCGCCATCAGATGTGTTTATTTCCCCAGCGATAATCTTGCCGCCATATTGTGACCATAATTTCACTTTGGCGTTTTCCCAATCTCCTTCCATAGATTCTTTTAACCATAATGGATAGCTTTCACGGTTAAATGTTGCCTTGGTGAAACGATATGCTTCGACAACCGCTGTTTTTTTACAACATTTCATTGTGTTACCTCGCTTTCTAAGTAATCCTCGATTGTTTGTTTGCATAGGTTGTAACTGAGAGTGCTATTAATGCAATATGTTTTAGCGATACAAAGTTTACAATTTCTAAATTCACCGCTAATATTATCTAAATATTCAGCCATTTCACTAGTAGTCATGCTTTTGATTCTGTCAATTTGTTTCATGATTTAATCTCGTTTTGCATTGCACGCATTGCTTTAAATAGCTCAATTGCCGCCCTGTATTCTTTTCCATATACCGTATCTGGTTTATAAACATTATCAATGCGCTTAATAAAATCTTCCAAACTTCCGCCTTTCCAATCATTCCAACAACCGCATTGCACTACGTTATTATCAACATTGTAAATTGTGTATGATTTGCGACTACCAATCGGGCCAACTTGAATTATTTTATTTGGCAAGTTAGCACCACGCAAGTTAGCACCACACAAGTCAGCATCACACAAGTTAGCACCATACAAGTTAGCATCACACAAGTTAGCACCATACAAGTTAGCATCACACAAGTCAGCATCACACAAGTTAGCACCATACAAGTCAGCACGGCACAAGTTAGTATCATACAAGTCAGCACGACACAAGTTAGTATCACGCAAGTTAGCACCATACAAGCCAGCACGACACAAGTTAGTATCACACAAGTTAGCACCACACAAGTTAGCATCACACAAGTTAGCACCATACAAGTCAGCACCACACAAGTTAGCACCACACAAGTCAGCACCACACAAGTCAGCACGACTACCATTATTACTATCTGTTAACCATCTACCATGAGATTTAATTATTTCTTGTAATCTTTGATTGTCCATAATTACACTTCCTTTTCTCAGTTTCTAAAATTTTTTCAAACTCAGATTGCTTTCTATTTTTATATTGCTTTTTATCCTGAATTCTTGTGATTGGCTGTATTTTGGGTATCATGATTAACACCCCGATTTGTCCTCTGATTTTAAATTTTCAAATATCCATTTGGTTAATTTTTAATTGACACTTTAGAAGTTTTTGAGCCATTTGTTTTCTTATGTCTTCTGGTAAATCTTCAATTCCGGTTTTGATTGGGTACTCGACACCATTAAAATTTATTCCTATACATTGTGGCTTTTTTCTTTGTTTCATTTACAATCACCATCCTAAAATAATTTATGAGAATATGGGATTGTCTGATACGTTTATATCCCGTATTTAATAGCCATTTCTTTAACGATAGCTACATAGCCCTCAATTAGTTTCTTGTCGTCAGCAATAACATCTAAGTGATTAAGATTATCCCTTTTAGATTTGCAAATTCCTTCATCTGCCATACGTCTACGCTTATTGGTCAAACGACATTTTAAATCTACGCCCATACGATCATTTAATAGTTTATAACTTTCATTGCGTAAATCTTGAATGTGCTCATTGCCGCCTAACACTCTAGCCATTTTGCTAATTAGCATTGAAGAATCACCGCGCCAGCTCGTACTACTAAGTGCAACTACATCACGCATACTTTGCAATGTTTCTGTTTGCTTAATTTGTGTCTGTTCTAGTTGAAGCATTTTCTTTTCTTGATCTGCGGCCGATCTTGCGATTTGTGCTAAAATTTCAAGTTGCGACATTTGCGGTAGTGGTTTATTGATCTGTTTTTCCATCTCGTTGAATGCTTGAATATATTTAATTTTCCATTGCATTGCTTCTGAACCAGTGAACCCCATTGCTAGGAGTGTGAAACCGTCGCGATTCATAATAAACTCAGGTAAACTTCTTCCAGTAGAATCTTTATATGTTGATTCAAAAAACCACTGAGCGGAATTTCCCGCCGAGCCAATTATTGATCTTGTACTTACCAACACATCCTTGTGTAATTTCCCGAAACTGTCTGCTACCTGTCTGCTAGTTGTTACCGCTTGCCCGTTTTGAATATTGATTAAGCCGTTCATATAATCGTTCCTTTTAAATTTTCATTTACAATATTTACAAAATGCTCTGTTGTTGTAGTGTGAGACTTACCATGATTACAAAAAATAGCGTGTGCTAACTCATGACATACTGTATCTACCAATTCGTCATGATCTACAGGGTAACAAGTTTTAGTAGATAACGTTATTGATGATCTATCACCTTTCTTCCAGTAGCTACCGTAGTATGTTTTTGCATTGCTTAGTTGAAGTGCTGGTATAAAAGGAAGTCTATCTTTTAGAATTTCAGCTATTTTATTGTAGTAAGTTATCAATATCTGATATTTCACTACTTATTCTCCTTTCTTAATTAATTTTCATTATTTTTGCAATTGTGTTAATATACTTTTCACCAAGTCTATTGCCTTTCAGAATATCGTCAAGGTATTGCGTCGATATGCCGATTTGCTTTGCTAGTTTTGGAATAGTTGTGTCTTGTTCAACCATTGCTATTTTTACTTTCAATCCAAAAGGCGTGTACTTTGCCATAATTTATCTCCTTTCAAAAAATTAGTTTAATATCTCAGCTTAAACCATTTACAATTAGTATCAAATATGATAATATTTAATACGCAAACAACAGAAATTTTTCTACCGCTCCCCAGCGATTTTTTAAAAGGTTTATTAAAACCTCTGGTTTTTTGTTGCCTTTTAGCTTAATAATTCAGCTGTTGATATCAGTATAGCGGAAAGTTTTATGTAAGTCAATATATTTTTAGAAAGTTTTACGCATTGTTTTTACGTATTTTAAGGAGTTGTTTATATGATTGTGGAAAGCATTCAAAAGCTATGTGATGAAAGAAAAATGCCACTTTCAGCATTAGAATCTAAATTAGGGTTTAGTAGAGGGGCTATATATAAATGGCATAAAAGTTCTCCGAAAGTTGATAGTATTAAAAAAATAGCAGATTATTTTAAAGTGTCAATTGATTCTTTATTAGGAAAAACTTTTGTTATTGAACCAAATAATGAAACTGAACAAATAATGAAAGTTATATCCAACCCAGACAATATCCCGTATATTTTAATTAGTGCAGAAGCAAAAGAAAAAGGATTATCATCAAAAACATTAAAACAATTAATTGATATATTTACAGAGCAAAATAAAAAAGGATAGCTAATTTTGCTATCCTTTTTATTAATTTTAATTTAAATGTTTTTTGTAATAATATTTTTAAACAATTCCAAATATTTACAATCAACAACATATACGTTACCACCTAAATCGCACCAAAAAATTTCGCCACCAGAATCAATAAGTATGTATTTAATCAAAATAAGCATCTCCAATCATTTTTTTATCAAATTATGATTAACTTGTCTTATGATTAACTTGTCTTTAGTATATCATAACAAAATTAAGTTTCAACAAGCAAAACCGTGTAAAGTTCGACAATAAATTTTATTTAGGAGATATTTAAATGTATAATATTTTATTTATATTAATATCGTTATTAATTGTATTAGTTGCAATAATTATGTGGTTAATAAAACGCGGGAAAATAAACATATTACAATCTAAACTTATGGAATTAACCATATTAGGATTTTTAATTGTTACAACATCATTTGTTTTGACAATATTAACTAATCGTGGAATGGGAGAAATTTTAAAAATAAATGATAAAAACACAAAAGAAGAAAATATTTACTCAATTGTAAGCAAAATAAATTTATATACAAATAATGATAGTAATGCAATATGGTTAGATTTTAGCGGTATTTGGCAAGATAATTCAAATGAATTTGTTAAAAATTATTATATTAAAATATCACCAGAAAATCATGAATTAGTTGATTTTAAAATCGAATATATGGATGGTAAAATAAAAACAATTGATAAAAAAAGAATTAAAAATATATATAATTAATATTTTATTTAGAAAGGAATAATAATATGCATGCAATTTACACAAGAGTTTCGACAGAAGAACAAGCCAAGTCTGGTTACTCGTTAGCAAATCAAATACGAGCCAACAAGCAAAAATTATCATCTTTAGGTATAAACACTAAGGACGTAATAGAATATGTCGATGACGGCTATTCTGGTGAGTTTCTAGACCGTCCAGCGTTAGATAAGTTGCGTCAAGATATCCGTAATAAAAAAATAACTGGTTACATATCAATCTTAGACCCCGACAGATTGAGTCGTAATTTAACAAACACATTATTATTATCAGATGAATTTGAACGAGCTGGGACTAAATTAATATTTGTTACTGCCGAATACGAATCAAGCCCAGAAGGAAAATTGTTCTTTAGTATTCGTGGTGCTGTAGCGGCTTTTGAAAAAGCAAAAATCCGTGAACGAGTAATGCACGGCAAAAAGGAAAAAGCATTATCCGGTAAAATAGTAACTCCCAAACCTAAACTCGGTTACGATATTATAGATGGTGTTTACGAGATTAATCCTAATGAGTCGAAAATAGTAAAAGAGATATATTCCATGTGTATTGATAAAAAAATGGGACTAGAGAGAATAGCAAAGCATTTAAATGATAAAAAGATATTAAACAAGTTTGGAAGACCATTTAAAATTAAATACATCCACACAATATTAAAAGACACAACTTATTCAGGAACTTTATATGAAATGAAAACTAATTGGCGTAAAACTGGACAACGTGAAGTTGAAGTTACTAAAAACGATAAATCAGATTGGATACCAATTGCCGTACCAGCCATTGTTACGTTGGAAGACCAAATTAAAGTAAAAAAACAATTCTCTGAAAATATAGAATTTGCTAGAAGGAACAAGCAAAGAGAATATATGTTAACAGGATTACTAAAATGCGGGTATTGCGGATATGGGATGCTTGCGATATCTTACAATAGAAAACCACGATTATTAAAATATTACGTTTGTTATGGAAAGAGACAGTTAAAAATATGTCCGGATACCGGTTATGTGCATGTTGATGAATTAGAAACTGCCGTTTGGGAATATATAGTCAATATCGCTAAAGGAACGGGGTATTTGCCAAGTGAAAATAATAGTCCAAATAACGATCAAAAAATAAATAAATTAAAAGAAAAATATATCGAATTGGAAAAGAATAAAGATAATATTACAAACTTGGTTTTAGAAGGATTAATAGATAATGTTAAAGCAAGAAAAAAGCTAAGACAATTGACTAATGAAATAAATAGTATCGAAACTCAAATTAGTGAACTAAAAATATCACAAGAAAGTTTAAATAGAAAAGTAAAAATTGAATTAGCCGATGTGCTTGCAGCAAATACAACAAAAAAAAGGAATAAATTACTATGCGAATATGGTATAACTGTGGTAGTATATAAGAAAAAAGGACAAGAGTTAAAGTATAGGATTATAGTATAGTTTATTTTTCTTGTTTGACTATGCGAGATAAGCAAATTAGACTAATGAGAGGATGTGTTTGTGGTTATGAAAAGCGAATTAAATACTGCTAGAGGAATAGTTAATGCTCTGTTTTTAGGAGCTTTATTTTGGCTAGTAGTTTTTGTAATATGGTATTTGTGGTAAATAAAAAAGGCCCTACCTCAATTAAGAGATAGGGCCCTTTTTTATTTAGTCACTGCATACCCTATAGATAGACATGCAATAGCCTGCCAAATATTCTTTTGTGTTTTTAGCTTACTTTGAATTTTCTCCTGTTCCTGCACGTATTTCTTGAATGATTGACTGGCTTTCGCTAATTCTTCGTTGGCTATCTGCAAGGATTGCTGTGCAGTCGTTGTTTGTGCTTTGAGTACCGCTAATCGACTCGTTAATTGATTCGTTAGTTCTTGCGATTGAGTCAGTTGTGCTTTGAGCGTTGATATTTGACTGCTCAAGTTCTCTGACTGTTCGCTGGCTGTCGTCAAGTTCTGATTGGATTGACTCAAGAGTTCTTGCAGTTGATTGTTGTTCTCTTGCAACGCTGTTAAGTTGTTTTCTAACGTCGTCAGCTGTGTTTCTGTTATCTGATACACCTCTGAACAATAACCACAAGGCGACACAAATAGCCACAACGCCAATACCAATAACACATTTCTTAGTATTTGCATTCATAGTCACCCCTCCAACTTAAGGTTAGCAACATAATCATATGTATTATTAGCTCTATTTGCGTAACCTAAAGCGTAACGTTTACCGACACTTGCAGCAATATAATATTGATCTCTAAAGATGTCTCTCAGTGTTTCTAAATTACGGATATCATAATCATATTGCCTATTTTGCAAAAATTTTCTTACAACATAATGTGATGTTGGACACCAAATGCCGGCGTATATACAACAACGGCTGTCGTCTAAGTTTTCTACTTGTTGCAAAGAGTCAACATACATTTCGGTGCAATCTTGCGCTAAAATTTGCACCTGTGCTGCTTGTCCTTGCTCTGATCCAAGCACTTCAGTTAAGGCATCCAACTCGCCGCTATCGCAAATATCCGAGTATGATCTGCCAATAAACTGCTGACCACCATCGATATAACTTAATAATGTATCTCCACGACCACCGTTAAGGCCTTCCCACTGCGACACGCCCATAGATGGATAATCGCCTGCAGTAGAACATGATACACTATCATAGCCACCCTCTACACCAGTATTGATAATACCTAATGCAATTTCTTTACCTAACTCTTCTTTTGTCATTATTGATTACCATCCTTTTCTTTATAGCTACCAGACTGACTATTATATTTGCTATTAATAAACTTATTTGCTACTTGTGTAGCGGCTCCACCGCCACCTGTAAGGCTTGCAAAAGTTTCATAATTTTGCCAACCAGAACCTTTCCATACTAAATAAAAGCTAACAATTAAAAACGCCAGCCATCCAATGATAGCCAGCGTTCTTGTTAAAGATAATTCATTATTTTCATATAAAAGCATTTTAATATATTTCATTACCCAAACACCTCTTTTTAAGGAAAACCAATATTATATTATTCTCCCTTCAATTCTATTAACACTATTAACCACGCTGTCAACCCGTCCATTTAATCCTTGTAACTCTTGTTTTGTTACCATGTTTTGTTGTACTTCTGTTAAATCAGACCTAATTTCTTTTACATCGTGACGAACTGCTGTAATTTGATCCCCTTGGTGTTTTGATTCGTCTTGATGTGCTGTTGCCAATATTTCTAATGAATTCATTGATTTACTTATTGCCATAAATGCTTTTGGCATTTCTCTGCCCCAATATGCAATTAATGCCATGATTGGAAGTATGGTAATAACAACACAAATTATTGTTACAACGCTTGGTGGTGCTTCTACTAATGCTGTTATCATACTTGTTATTTCTTGGTTCACAGCTTAAACCCCATTTCTTTATGTATTTGTTTTACATTTAATTCAAAAGCTCTTTGTTGCTCTGCTGTTAGTGTAACACCAACTATTTTTAACGTACTGTATACTTCTTTGGATATATTATCAGATGTTATATTTATAATTGGTATTTTTGCTTTAATTTTTGTTCTCATACTAATAATTATTAAAGTTAAAATAAAACTTAGCATTAATAATAAAAATGTAATAAGTATATAAGCATATATTAAATATTTTGCAGTATACATAAAATTAATCTTCCGTTATATCTGTAATATTTGTATTGTATGATAAAACTTCATTATTTTCAATATAGCCACATTCAGGACATTGACAATATTCATGACCATCAATAATAATAGCTATCATAGTTTGTCTATCCATTGGACATTGTCTTATATCAGCCATTTTTAAGTACCTCCTGTTTTGCTAAAATATCATCCCACATTACACTGTAATCGCTTGCAACAACATTTATTCGTTCTGTAGCTTGCTCTTGTGTTATTTTGCCAAGTGCTAATGCAATTAAAACTGTTGAATGTGCTTCATGAAGTCTTTTCTTTGCAGTGTCATAAGAGGAATTTAATGCATCTAATGATGTAGCTAAATCAATTTTCCAGCCTGTAGTTGATGGAGTACTAGTTATTGCTGTGCCGTTTATGATTTTTCCTGTGCCTGTAGTTGTTGATTCGCTAGGAGTATTACCACCACCTGCGACAATTTCAGTTAGTGTAATTGTTGATTCGTTAACTGTAACTGTATATAATACGTTAATTGTTGTATTTGCAGATAATACAGTTTGTAAATTTGTTGCCGTAGTTACTGTATCTGTACCAATTACGTCAGTTCCAATTGTTAATGTAACACCACATAAGGTTAATGTATCATTTTCAGTAAAATTTGTTGTTATTGTATATGTTTGTTTACCTAGTATTGCTGAAATAGTGTCCCATTTATATGATGTATATGTATTTGGTGGCGTTGGTTGCTCTGTTACTACAATGTCGCCTGATTGATAATAATCATACATGTAAACGCCATTTCGAATTATATATTGTTTTACTGCAATAGCAACATATGCCCACGCACCATTAATAAAATAAATATTATACCCATCCTTATAATCCGGTGGCACTAATTCTGTACATCCGGATGGAATATTCCAGTTACCTAAAGGATCTTTATCTGTGCTATTTAAAGTAACAATTCCAATTAATAATCCTGTAGAATTACATGAATATACTGTTTTTGTATCCATAATTACCTCCTAATATTTAATTTGAGCTATTAATGCAATATTTTGCGGTCTATTTTCTGGAGCAGTAGAAACAGTAGTTGATACATCTAAAAATGCTCCATACCCTGCACCTACAGCAGTAGCATTGTAGTATGTGCTTGAATCTGCTAACTGCGCAAATGCTCCTGAGCTAGTAACATCAGAAGCACCTCTACCACCAACTAAACCAGTTATATTTCTAATAGCATCACTTTGCATACTACCGATACGCCTATTAGTTACAGTAATTACAACTGTTGCACTAGCTGTTGCGTTTGCCGATATTGTAATACTTGTATCACTAACAATACTAGCTATTGTAGCACCGGATGGTATTCCTGTACCGCTAATTGATTGCCCAACATATAAAATGTTTGTAGTTAATCCACCGGGGATATTAATTGTTGTAATAGTTGCACTACCATTTGCAGTTGTTCCTTTAAAACTCGTAGTATCCAAATTTCTATCATCGTCATAGCCACGCAAAAATTCTCCGCGCAAATCTGGTACTCTAAATGTTGTGCTGCCATCTCCAACACTAAACATACCACTCATACCGTTTGACCAACTAGATTCTGTTATAGCTAAACTATTATCGTTAACATATTTCCATAACCTAGGATATAAATCCCTTGAAATTAATGAGCCGTTAGCTTTAATTCTACCAACTTTTAAAATATGTGAAAAATCAAAACTTCCTACTACTAAACCATCTCTAATATCATCTATAATCCATGTTGCTGTTCCATCTGCAATTAATACTCCTGCTGTTGTTCCCCATGACGGTTCGGTTGAATTTGTAGTACCTGCAACTACACATTGTAATCTTGCCCACGTTGGTAAATTAACACTATAAGCAATATCCCCAATTAAATATGCTGTACTTCGCTTTACTCCACGTGAAAACGTGTCTACATATTGTTTTGTTGTTGCTTGTAATGCCAATGTAGGATCGCCATTTAAAATTAAATTACCTGTCATTGTTGCACCAGATTTATCAACTAATTCATCAAACACTGAAATTAATGCAGGCAAACTTGAATCGCTTACCGTATAACCTCTATTTGCTAACATTTGAGCCATTGCGGTTATAAATGTTGTTGTTTGATATGCAAATTTATTATGTACATTACTTGGATAAATTTGCGCTGTTGCGCCATTTAACCTCATAGAATCACCTAAATATTGTACATCTGTCAACATATTATTTTCTGCTGGATTCCATTGTAAAAAATTATTAGTTCCTGCCATAATATACCTCCTTTATTAATCTGACCATGTACCTGTATCAAAACCAGATACAACATTATTATCTAAATCAAATCCAAATGCTTTAGAATCATTATCATGAACCCATGAACCTTTATCAAAACCAGCAATATATCCATTGTCTAAATCAAATCCAAAAAATGGAGCACCGCCAAAATAAAAATAATTTATTAATACGCCTTGCGGTTTAGGCACTATATACCCATTGCGGATTAAGTCACGTATGGTTTGATTTAAGGTTCCACCAATATAGACATTTTCAGTCATATCTAAATTGTCTTGTACCAAAATCGTAGTTTCCGGTAATAATATTTTCCACAACTCTGCAATAGATTGATTTAAACCATTCCATTGATTTTTTAATATTTTTGCTTTTAATAAAATTCTGTAGTTATCGTCATCAAGTATAGGTGAACCACCGTTTGTAGGATTAAAATTCACTTGTCTTTCTTGCCCGATAATAACTCCCAATATGTCAAGTTGTTTACCTATAGCTATATCAATATCAAAACAAGCGTCCATGCTTTCTAGAACTGTTGATGCGGCAGATATATGTTCTACAAATCCTTGTAACCATGATAAAAATTTTGGCGAATTTTGATATTCAGAAGTAACTAAACCTAAATAATAATCTAATGATTTACTCATACTAAATTCACCACAACATTAGCAGTTATTCCTTGTGTAACTTCGTTAAACGCAATTGTAATATCATCTGTTGTCTGTGCCCCAATTGCAGTACCTGCGACTACTGTTTTTAATGAGAAAATTGGATTGGTTAAATCTGACATCGTAGCCATTGCTATACCCCATAATGCAGAAATAGTTAGCTCTTCGCCAATAGCTAAACTATTTAAATAATTAGTAATAGCTGTTTGAATTGCCGCCGTATTAGCTGTTGTATAACCTGCCAAAGGATGTACACCTAATGTTGTAAAAATAGGTACATATGTAGGATGATAAAAACTTATTACTGTCGTTGTTTCATATATAGGGTCGGCAATACTCACAGAAGTTGTGCCATATGTCCCACAACCACCGTTTTTACGATAATATATTTCATTTGCAATATCATTATCTGTTCCGCCCTCAACTACAGCACAAATTGAATGTGAAGGTATACCATCTGAATCTGTTAAACTTGTATCATTTTCATAAACTTTATACCGTACTACATCGGCTACGCTTGCTATTCCTGCTATTGTTCCGCCTAGTAAACTTCGTGATGGTAATTGAGTGCTAATCGCTTGCCTTGATCGTAATTGTGAGTCAACTTCTGTAGCTTGTCCTGCCGCTGCTGGGACTGAATTTGTAACAGAAGTCCAACCTTGCGTTGGCGTTGAAATTGTTGCTATTTGACCAATAGTTGCTGTAATTGCGCCTAAAGTTTGGCATGTAGCCGATACTGTTAATGTGCCGCCAATTGGAATTGTTATTGGGGTTGGTAATGACCATAAGTTACCTGCTACATCAGCAACTATACCGCCCGTTATAATAGTTCCATATAATCCTGTCAATGTAACTTGACAAGTTGAATATGAGGCTGGCTTGCGTTTTAATCCATTTATTTTTACAATTGCATCAAGTGCGCTACCAATTGCAGTTGCCGGGCTTCGATTATTATAAATTAATTGAGCTGTATTATATGCATCCGTTAGTTTAAGAGCAAAAATACTAATAAATTGATAATCAAGACTATCAGTACCTAAGTAAATATCATCACCGTAAATACTTTTTGCTAATTCGATTAAATCTGCTAACACATCGCTATACAATGGTATTGTTAGTCCTGCGGCTGTTATTGTAGGTGCTGTATACGCCAAAATTTACACCTCCTTAGGGCATAAAAATAAACTGGTCTATTTAACCAGTTTTAAAATATATAAATTAAATTGTTAATGTGATTGTGCTGTAATCTGTATCAATTGTGCATGTAAAGCTATATTTTCTTGCTTGTGAATCCCAAGTACTGCTATAATTAACAATGTTTTTAACGCCTTTTGTTTCTGATATTCTAGTTTGAAAAATTAAATCAATTGCCGCAATGTTTTGTGGTTTGCCAGACACACCAATAATTTTCTGCCAAAATGGTGTACCATCTTCTGTATTTTCCCACCATTCACCGTACAATAGATATAATCTAGTATATACAGCTTGAATTACTGCTTCAGATCCATTTAAAAAATTTGTATTGCCGTTTCCAAATGAATAATCGCCACTTCCTCCTTCCAACGTTGGAGCTAACATTCGATAAATCATGCCACACCTCCGGTAGTTCCGCCACCAGTTTGTACGCCGCCGTGAGTATGCGAAAGAAAGTCCTTGCCTGCAATTGTTACATTGCTTGAATTAACAACAACATTACCGCCAGTTATAGTAATTGTTCCACTATTTAAATTTATATTTCCAGATCCGCCTTGTAATGTTGTTCCTGCACCTGCTGGTACTGCATTGGGTTTACTTTTAAATCCTACAAATGCAAATCCATCTGACAAATCATGCCTACGCCGATCAAGTTGGCTTTGAACTCCTCCAGACTGCCACCAGCCATCAATGCAAAAATCGGAAAATATTACCAGGCATTCATCTCCTGCAGTAATAGGAAAAGTTAACGAATAACCACCACCACTAGGAAAATAAACAGGAACATCAATCAGTAATGGCAACGTTTCATTTGATACATTTCCATTAATTTTTATTTTTTCTTTAATTGCTGGTAACACCGTAACAGTTTGTGCAGATTCGTTGTAACTTTGTATAATACCCGGGCAGGATACACGAAGATTTTTCAAATAATCTTCAATAGCCAACCTTTGCATTTCATCTTCGTTTTCTAATCGCTGTGCTATTGTTAACATTTTAACACCTTCTTAATGTGGATTTTGATTGCCCGTCGCAAGCATAATTGGAATTTTCCCATATCTTGAAACGCCAGTTATTTGAGTATACCAATTCTGTCCTCTAGTATCACCTTCGTGGACTATTTTATATGCTTGATATTGTCCATCTTGATCTAACATGACAGGTACTTGCCCTATTTGTTGTTTTATTTGGCGAATATTAGAATTATCTAGTTTAATCATGCTCATTAACCCTATGTTTGCGTTTAACAACATTTTAATTATTATACCATCTTGTACCATTTGAGGAGTCCCAATCAATCCAGTTTCAGGAGTAATCACAATAGCCTGTCCTGCTGTATCGGTAGTTTTTCCAATATATATTTCTCCATTATCAACCCAAAAACTTGCATTATTGTCAGATGCTATTTCGCGCAAATATTTTTTAGGTGCTCCAAAAAATACTTTACCGCGTGGAAGGGTTATAGGATTTAAATCAGGTGTTATTTTACCAATTTCGGTTGGAACTGTTGCTACTGTTGCAATATTTTCTATTGCCTGCCTATGTGTTGCTCCTGCATTCATGGTCATTTTAATAAAATTACTATTTAAAAAATTATCACCATCACCACAATGTAAAGTAAGACGATAATCAACGTTATTATCATCTTTATCTCTTAATACTTGAATTATATTGCCATCAAATATTTTTCCATATTGCTTAGGGTTATCGTTTGCATCTGTGCCTTGATAGCCTGCATTGACAATTACACGATTGTATTCATTAATAATAGTTCCTTCGGTTTCTGCTGAAAGATTATAAATAGTTATTTCAGAATAATTTGCAACTGAATGATATGTTTTTTCTATTCTAAATGTACATCTTAAATTTGAAACATCTAAAGCAGTGCCATCTGATTTAACAACTAGTATTTGATATTTACGACCATATAAAAAGTTACTCATGATGACCACACTAACTGAAAAGTAGTCCCTAAAGTGTTATCATCTGCATAATCTAAAGTACTTTGAGTTGTTTTTATCAGATATGCGCTACCAATACCAAGATAACTATATTGACCTAAAAGATTAGCAGAAGGATAAACATCAGTCATAAGCGGCAATGAGTCAATTAACAATCTATTATCCAAATTTGTTATACTCATACACCAATAGTTTGCCATTTCGTTATAATGAAAAAATAATTTTAAGGTAATATTAGTATTATTAACTTCAACTGTTGTCTGTATTGTTTTATTAGGGTCGTTTGTTAATGGTATTACTTGATACATAATTAATTACTCCCCGTTGCCGCTTCGCTTGCTTCGGCTAATATAGAGCCAGTAGCTTCTGTTGGTTGAGCTGTTCCACCCGATGAACTGCCGCTTGTCTGTGCTCTTGCTGAAACAGTTGTTGTACTGACTTCAACTACAAATATTTCTTTCATTTGCACAGAACATTTTAACCCGTGAAGCGTTTTGTAATCGTCTGGTGCAGTTATTTGTTCAATCAGCATATTATAATAATGGTTTAATCGTGTGTGTACTTCAATAGGTATTCTTGATTGTTGTAAAGCTAGCAGCATCTGATATGCTGAAACAGATTTAGTATAACTTCCTGAAAACTGTCCATCAAGGATACTACCCATAGAGTCAGAAACACCAATATCCATTGTTAAAGTTGTTGGCTGAATATATGAATTATCAACAATATTGTTGCCATTTTGTACTGGATGATCTGTAATTTTAATGCTATTTACTGTTTCCTCGTGGAAAACTGCATCAAAAAATAAACCACCAATGTTAGATTTGTTGGTTTTTAAATAAACAAGGTTCTTAGATGATAATTGCGCCCATTGCGTAGGTGTCCATGGTTGCGTTGCTCCTGCTACTAAGCTAGTAGACGATGTAATACTACGAATATTATTATATAGTGTCCATACATTAGCTAAATTCATGCGAACACCCCTTGCATATCGCGTGTTTGTCTAGCTACTTTTTTACCAGTTGCTTGTTGCACCCCTGCTATTGTTGCTTGTTGTATTTCTGCTACTGTTGCATTAGTACCACCAAATGATAAGTTTATACTTTCAATAATAACGTTACCTTCGCCAGCAGAAGTATTATAAATATTTTGCACAGGTTGAGCATATGAACCGGCTAAAGCGTTCATGCCGTTTTGCGCCATGCCTGTATAAGATACGTTTGTAGCTCCACCATGAATAACGCCATAAGCATACTCATTAACACTAGGGTATTCTCCTTGCGGTCTATTTCTAGCTTCATCTGACCAATTAGCAGAACCTTCACCAGCGTACCATGCACCTGCAACTTTCGAAGCGTCTCCATTGTATTTATCCATAAGGTTATTAATGTAATTCATTGCGACAAAATCTTGATATTCTTCTGCTACGTTTCTTGGGTCTATACCTGCTAAATCTGGTCTTCCTGCATCAATAGCAGCACTATTCCAAGTTCCCTGTTGGAATTGATATTTCCCAAACGCTTGTCCGCTTTCATTATATGCTTGTGGATTGCCACCGGATTCTTTCATTGCAATTTTCCTGCGAAGTAAATCACGTCCAGCAACATCATTTGTTATTTTTCCGTTGTCGGTACTAAGCAAAAACATAGAATTTTTGTTCTCGCCTATACCTCTAACTACCCCTACCATAGCTTGAGTCATTTCTTTTGTTGCGCCTTTAACATCACCTACTGCGGCCTTTGCTACTGCAGAAAATACATGTCCTAAAACTTCGCCTAAAATCATTGTGTTTTTAGCTATTTTTGCAATTTCGTCTGAAAACCATTGCATAAAAGTTTTAGTTTGAGTATCTTTAGATAAAATATGTAATTGAGTCATTAATTTTTTAATTGAGCTTGTAACATCATCGACAGTTTTAAATGCAGTTTGCATAAATATAATAAATTCAGGGATTAAGCCTTTTTTTTCAATACTTTTCCTTAAATCGACCATAAATTCGCCAAAAATTTCTTTTAGTCCTAATATTCCTTCTTTTAAAGCATCAAACGAATTTTTCAATGAATCGATCATACTTTGATATATAGGAGATTTTGAAAATTCTTGCCAAAAAATACTTAAATTATCTTTGCTTGTTAAAATTAATTTATTAAATTCTTTTGACCATTCAATAAGTTTAGCCCATATTGGCTGTAATGATCTTAAACTTTTACGTCCATCTAAATAGGCGTAAAAATCATCAATTAATAATACAGCTGTTGTTAGAGCTAATAATATTGGGTTCATTTTAAATGCTAATGTCAATGCTGTGATGGCACCTAAGACAAGTCGCAAACCTTTTGGGAATGCCATAAAAAATCTTTCTACGCCTGTAAATGCATCGTAAATAAATCTTCCTACATTGATAAATAAAGTAACAATCATAGATAATACTTTTGCTACTTTATTAGTCCATTCTGGCATTTTTTGAACTATCCACTCATTAAATCCTTGCATGCTTAATTTTATTTTGGCAAGTGGTTCAGATAAATATTTAATCAAGTAATAACTAATCCATTCAGCCGCATAACTAACTTCTAATTTAAGCCGTGTAAACTCAAATATAATACTTCTTATATATTTAAGTTGTTCGCCAGCATCACCCGGGGTTTTTATTTGATTCCCTTGATTGATCAATTGAAAATATTGTTGTCTAAGTTCAGGTATCCATGCAACATCTTCAACCGACTCACCCATGGCTTTTAATGTGACCTGTAAGTCTTTTGCTGAGTCTTTAGCCATCCACATACGAAGTGCAAATTTTTGATACTGCATATCTAGTTCGGCAGTTTCTTTTATAAGTGCTCCTGTAGCTCCTGTTATTGCAGTTAATACGCCCACAATTTCTGCTCCTGCGACTGCAAACTGTTTTGACATCCCAGAAGTTGTCTCGGTTACTGTTCTCCTTAAATCATTCATCGATTGAGTGGCTCTATTAAATTCGGCATCATTAACCGTAAAACCTAATGACACCAAATAACTTTTTATTACATCTAACATAAATTTACCTCCTTCCTTACAATATAGAGCGTATGACTCCTTGGATATTTGATAAATCAGTTGATGCAGATGTAGTCGTTAATGTAATATCAGCAAAATAAATAATCCAGTTTACGGATTGTCCTTCTGTAGCAAAAACTAAATCAGGAATCTTTAATAAACTGCCACCAGTACAACTATATAAAGTTGTCATGTTGTTATCTTGGATTGACATATTTATTTCAGTCCAAACTTTTTGGTCAATAGTAGGAGTCATTAAAAAACTTGCAAGTTGTAACAACCATCTATGTAATTCAGATGTTTGCTGTACTTGCAAGTTAACTATTCCGTTATTTCCATCTACCTTCAAAATAAATATACCGCCATCTGCCGCTGTATCATGTGTTGTTCGTTCTGTAAGCATAGATATACCAATTGATCCGATACCGCCATTATCTGTAGATATTGCGCCAGTGGACGGGTGTGAAATTGACGCTTTAATATTGCTAAAGCTGTATACTGTTGGGGTTATTCCAATTAAGCCTAATGTTTTTAACTTGTAATATAAACCACCTAAAACAGATGTAAAACTCAATTATCACACCCCCTGCTGTTGGCTTGCATTAAATCGTTTTTGATTTTCTGCTTTAACTGTTGCCATTTCATGCCAATCTAATAAATCATCTAAACTATATGTTCTATCCCACACTTCATGTTGTGCCCAATCTTTAGCCATTACAGGGGCGTAGAGGAATTCGTTGACATAGACACACCGGGCAGGTTGATATCCGCAAGGCTCGCTTTTAATTCCGTCAACGCCCCTCCTTCGAAAAAACCTTGTACATTAAACATAATTGCATTAATTACTAGTGGTAAAACAATCCCTAGATTTTTTTCGATATTCATAACGCCCCAACCACCATTACTACGAATTACTTGTGCTGGCCCTGCTGGCAAATCTTCATAACAAACGCTAAGACATTTTTTCATTAATGACTTAAATTCATTTTCTGTCATCATTTTTCTATTGTCTTGTGTTCCGCTTGGCATCATGCCTGAAACTTGTTTGTCAAGTCCCCATGGAAGCATTTGGCTCGCAATTTGATAAGTTATATATAAAGCAGTCATTGCATCAAATTTTTCAATTAAAAACTTCCTATCAGAAAGTGTAAGTTCTTTACATTCTTCACGAATCATTTTATATTCTCCTTATATTAAATAAGAGCGACATAAGCCGCCCTTAAAATTATGATGTTAACGTCTGGACATCTGCAGCCATTAGTACCCAAGTAACACGTTGACCTTGTGCTTGATATGGCTGATCCCCGATTTTTTGAGGTGAAACGCCTGTCAAAATATGAGTACGATTCATAGTCAAAGATTTAATAGTGATTGTAGTATCTGCCCAACTCGATGTACTGGCCGATACTAAATAATTAAACCAATCAATTAAATATTTTTGTAAATCAGATGTTTGTTGTACTTGAATTGTACAAGTTCCTGTATTATCAGCTATTTTACTAACCATAGGTGAACCATCGGCGGCAACGTTATGCACGGTACGTTCTGCAGCATAAGTAATTGACATTTCACCAATGCCTTGTCCAGTGAATGTATATGCTCCTATGCTTGGCTCAGACATTGTCCCTACAATATCGCTAAACGAATATGTAGATTTTCCCATTTATTTACCTCCTTAATTTAATGCATAAAAAAAGAACGTATTTTAACGCTCTTGCTTTGCAAAATTATATTTCTAATTGTAATTAACGATTTACATCTACCGTAATTAACACAAATTCTATAGCCCCAGCAAGTTTAATCGCAATATAAATATTTGGTGATTTTCTTGCGTCACGATCTGCTTGTGATTGACTAGCTACTGTATCAGCTTGAATTAAATAGCCCTTAGGTAAAACATCACCTGTAGCTAAATTTTTAACTGGTGCTGCATTCCAGATGCCCGGTGCAATAAATCCAATCGTTACATTGCTTTCGCATACAACGTTAAGTGCATGCACAATTTGGTTTACTCCTGCGTCAGTTTGTGCAATTTTACGGTTTTGAACTAACAAGTCCATAACAGTAAGCTGAATATCGTTTTGTAATTTATCTAAATTAATTAATTCATCAAAACTAGTCCCATTAGCCATGTGACCTTGTTCAAACAAGTTGTATTGGCTACCACGATTTATATACACATTTAAATTATTTTCCTTAAGTGTAGCTACTTGAGTAGTTGTGAGTGATTCAGTAGTTATCCCAACTTCTTGCTTATATGCAAGAGTATAGGTACTGTTTGCAGTGCCATCATTTGCACCCATGGCATAACCAGCAATTGATACAGTGGAAGGAACATAAGTTGTAGTACCTGTTGTGTCGGTCGCTCCATTTGCTACGCCGATTTTAAGCGTTGTCGCAACATTATTTGTCGCCCCATCCGTAACAACTACAGAAGATGACGCGCCAGTAGTGCCAGACGTAATAATATAATTTACTGTAGTTGGGTTAAATACCACGCTTACAGCCGAATATCCATCACCAATACTACGTATTTGGTATTGCATTTCAGTAGCAATATTTACACCAGACGTACAATTAGCTAATGTTAATACAATTGTTTTTGGTGTTACATCACCATCAACCGCGATTTTAAATGTTGAAGCTGTACCTCCACTAATATCAATAGCTGCGTTAACGTCACCGGTTTCATATCCTGCCGTAGCGTTTGCATATGTAGAATATTGGCCAAGAGAACGTTTGTAACTAAGTGCTTTCAGTGAAATACCTACATTTCCAGCCGCTCCACTAAGAGCATCAGCGTCATGCGTCGTATAAAAAAATGCGCTTGAAGGTGTTGTCGATTCAATGTATCCAGCAATTGCTAAAATGTCTGCTTTGGGGATTACGTTTGCAAAATTTAATAAATACCAATCTGAGTTCGCTAATCTGCACGCTTCTACGGCTTGTAGTGGCGTTTCTGATGCAGTTAAATCTTGACGGCCAATATAAACATAAGTTGGTACTAAACTTTGCGATAAAAATATACTTGCCGCAATATACTCAGGACTAGATAGCGGAAAACCATCTTCTATCATTTCTGTAGTACTTGTATATTTGCGTACTCTTTCTAAAGCCGGAATAACTGTTGATGTTCCGATAATTAATCCGAGGTTAAAGGCATTTCTTACCGCCGATAATGGAGA